AGTTGCAAGTAACTACACCTCATAGCCCAATCCCACATATTTTAACGCCGTATATTTATTCTTTTTATTGGGACTAAAGGGACTAATGGGACTGAGACGGTGTTTCTTCTAGCAAAAAAGCAAAAGTCCCATCATTCGGCCGCCTTGGTTTCGTCATGGGACTTAGCGGGACTGGGCCGTCAGGCGGCATGGGCGCTGGTAGCCACGGCTGCTGTCTCACATTGTCTCGATGTTGCAGCGCAAGGTAGAATTGTTGCAGTGCGATTATAGAGGCCGGCTGATATATGGAAAATCCTGGAGAGGGGGTGGAGGGCCCTTTTGCAGGAGGTAGGCTTCTGGCGGCGAGCGGGCGCTTAGGTTCAAGCGCCTACGGCAACTACACGGCAGTTTGTCTATATTTGTCTCGTGCAAGCCTTTACGGCAATTAGCTGTTTTATTGTATCTATTTGTCTCATAACTAGAGTGCCCGGCGTACCGCTCTTTTCCGGTACCTTGCGAACCCCCATGCGGGCGGGTACCCTGGCCGGTATGAGCAAAGGCGTAGATGAACTGGCGAGAGACCACGGGCCGCGGGCGGTAGAGTTGCTGGCGGACGTCATGGAGACCGCCGTGGAGGATCGCGATCGCATCCGCGCGGCGGAGGCTATTTTGGATCGGGGATATGGGAAGCCTTCGCAGGCGATCATTGCGATCCCCGCAAACCGCCGGCAGGCCGCGCTCTTGGCCGGCATGTCGGATGAACAGCTAGTCGCAGTCATTGAGCAAAAACAGTTACCGCGCTTGTCTCCGGCGCAGCCAATGGTTACAATAGCAAGCGCTTCACGCACCTCCTCGCACGGTCCAGCGGCAGAAGCGTACGCTACCGACTTAGATCCCCTTCTCGCGTGAGCCAAGCCGTCAGCCCAGAATGGGCGGCTCAAGAATACCTACGACGCAAACGCGCCCGCGCCTCTCTCTTGGAGTATAGTCAGGCGATCGATATTCCGGGCGTACCGCTTTTAGACGCGCCTGACGAAGAAGATCCAGAGACCGGCAAACTCCTTAATCGATTTGAGGACAAACCCGTTTTGTACGAGCCGGTGGAGACGCGCCTCGCGATTCACCACGTCTTGATGATGCAGAAGATTCAAAAATGCATCGAGACGCCGCGCGGCCGGCAAATTATTTTGGGGCCCCCTGGCTGCGCTAAGTCCACATACGCGCCTGTCGTTGGGGGTTCGTGGGCAATGGGCAGGAAGCCAAACACCCAAGTGATTATCGGCAGCTACGCCACCGGGATAGCGGCCAAGCAATCGAGGAAAGTTCGTTCAGTGGTACGTCAGCCGGGATGGTCCGCAATATGGGAAGGGCGGCCGACTCTGGCGGAGGATCAACGCGCGATAGATGACTGGAGCCTCACGAATGGTTCTTCGATGATGGCTGCCGGCATGCTCGCCGGCATCACCGGCAACCGCTGCGATCTTTTGATTCTTGACGATCCTGTGGCCAACCGCGAGCAAGCGGATAGCGCGACCATACGCGATAAGATCTACTCGGAATATATCGATACCGCGATGACGCGCGCTAAACCGTGGATGTCGGTGATTTTGATTATGACCAGATGGCATGAGGAAGACCTGGTAGGGTTGATCTTGCCGGAGAATTACGAAGGGGAGTCGGGGTTGATACACTGTCGCGATGGACAGAATTGGGATGTGTTTTGTATCCCGGCGGAAGCGGAGCGCGAAGATGATGTATTGGGACGAAAGCCAGGAGAATTTTTGTGGCCAGAGTTCTGGCCGCGGGAGCATTGGTCTACCTGGCGTGATAATCCGCGAGCTGCGCGAACGTGGGCTGCGCTCTTTCAGCAACGCCCCGCCCCTTACGGCGGCATACATTTTAATCGCGAAATGTTCCAATACTACAACGCTGACCGTCCAAGGTCTGACTATTAAATTTGATTGCAACTGCTATCGATGCACGCCATAGCATGAGCTACGCATACCTACTGGCATACGAAGATAAGGCGCTGCCGCTTTCGCTGAGGATGTACGGGGCGAGCGACTACGCAACAATGGAAATACAGCAAGGCAAGAAGGAGCCAGACTTTACCGAACATGGAGTGTGGGGGGTTGATCGGATTGGCGATATCTGGTTTACCGATTGGTGGTATAAGCAATGCGAAACTGATGTCGGTATCAACCAATTCATTCGACTCGTCGGATTATACAAACCGGTACGATGGGGGAATGAAGGCGGCTTGATTGATAAGGCGATCGGCCCTTCGATTCGCTCCGCCATGCAGCACAGTCAGAAGTTCACCGCAATTGAAATGCTGCCCTCTTTGGACGACAAATCAATCAAGCTCCAGGCGTTTCATGCGCGAGCAACCGCTAGGACGGTTCATTTCCCTTTGCGGCGTACTTGGACCGATCATGTGATCGACCAATTGTGCAAGTTTCCCGGCGGAAAACATGACGATGCGGCGGACGTTTGCGGGTTAGCAGGCCGTATGGTGGACAAGATGTACGATGCTAGACTACCATTGGCCACGACTAAGCCCCTGCTAGTGCCTTTTACGGAAGCATGGTTGACGTATAACGATCGCAACGACAAACCGAAAGTGAGGTATTTCTAGATGGGTACGCTTATCTGGTTGGTGTGCATCGTCGCGGCCTTCGCGCTGGTTTACTGGTACTTGACCACGGTGGCGCTACCTCCGGCGGTCAAAAACCTCATTATCGTATTGATGGGGTTGGTCGCTATTGCTTTCATCTACAATCTATTTGCCGGCAGCGGCCTCCGCGTGTCTTTCCACTAAAAGGTACTTCTAATGGCAGAAATCACCACAGGCGCTCCGATTCAACTCCCTACACCGGTGGCTGCGCCAACCACGTTGCAGAAAATCGAAAACGCTGCATTTGCCTTTCTGCAGGCGCATTATGCCAAGTTGGTATCCGGCGGCCTCGGCTTCGCAATCGCCAAGATTGGCCTTTTCTCCTTCATAGGGAAGTTTTTCTAATGGCGCAAACCAATGCATCCCCCGGTCAGGATCAAAACAACGGCACCAAGACGGTCGCCGCGAGCCCCCCTTACCCCGCCGCCTCTCAGGCGCGAGCAACGGCCGTCGCAACCGTGGTTGTAGCGGCCCGCAGTAGCCCTGGCGCTCCCAACGTGTGACGCAGGTTAGCTCCTCCCCTGGCGTCCCTAAAAGCCTGCCGACTGTCGTTGCAAGTTCCGCAACGCCAGTGCTGGCGGGCAAAACCATTCTATCGACTGAGACCAATATCTGGCCGGCGGCGCTGGTTGAAAGCGGTGTTGTAGTAACCCCCTTCGCATATTCAACCCCGATCGTGTTGCCGAATCAAGTCGGCTTCTTCCCCATCATCTAGGAGTAGCACGTGATTCACTCCCGCCCCGGCTTTGCGCCCCGCCATTCGGATCAAGTATCCGCCAGGCTCAATGACGATATGATCCCCGCGATTAACCGCAAGCCGTTAGGAGAAAGTACGACCCTGCGCGAAGCGGAAGTCGGAGAGCACAAGCTCGATGAACGCACAGAGGCGGCCATGGCCAAACTCGCCAAAGAACATCCGCCGGTTGAAGTGCTGGTGAATCCGAGCCCGACCGAGCCGCCAAAGATTTTGGAACCGGGCAAGTAGCATATGGCAACGTCGAATTCCGGCGCGTCGAACGGCCTTCACGGCGGCACGGCCGGCATTCAAACCGATCCGCGTCAAGCCGCCGAAGGTATGGATGACGGCGTAGACCAGGAAGAACCGCAGTCCAAGGAAGACGAACAAGCAGAAGAACTACAGGTCGCCAAAAAGTGGAAGGAATACGACGGTGCGCGCAAATTTGACGAGAACTTTCGCAAACAAATCGCTATCGACCGGCGTTATGCTGCTGGCACATCGGATCTTTCCTGGGCAGTCACGACGAATCTTATCGGTGCGTTCATCGATATTCTGGTCGCACTACTGTACGCAAGAAACCCCGATGTATCGGTTCGGAAGGCGCCCCAAGTAGACGACTCCAATACGTATCAAATTCAAGTTTTCGCACGCACGATGGAAATTGTAATTTCCTCACTGTGGAAGAAAGGCAACCTCAAGAAGCCGGCCCGCCGCGGGGTGCGTTCTGTACTCTCGAATGGCGAAGGCTGGTTCAAATGCACGATGGTGTCCGAGAAGAAGCCGGCGCCGGAGGTTGAGAAGGCGCTTAACGATGCGCAAGAGACGCATGCACGTATTATCGCGCAGCAAAAGCTATTGGAAGATCCGCAGAACCAAGATCCTGAAACGCTCGAAGCAGAAAAGGCAGAGAAAGAGCGGCTGATCGAATCGTTGGAAGAAAAGCTCGAACTATCGGTCAACAAAATGTTTGTGATCGACTATGTAGAGTCGGAGAACATTCAAGTCTCAACCGATATTGCAACGATTGAAAGCTACACCGATGCGGATTGGATTGGCAACGAATTGTTCGTCACAAAAGAAGACGGGCTGGCACGGTTCAAACGGTTGAAAACTGAAGATGTGAAGTCAGCGAAGCTCTATCATCAACGGGCGCCCAAGGAACTGACCACGCGCGAAATTGATAACGTGTTGCCGCAGGGCACGATGACCGCCGAGAGCGCGCAAGCGTTCACTACGCAAACAAGCGACGCCGAATCGCCGGCTTTCCTGCGTGTGGTGGAGATTTGGGACCGACGCGATAAGCAGATTTATACCTTGATCGACGGAGTGAGAAAATGGGCCAAGGAACCTTATCCACCGCCGTACCCAACGAGCCGCTTCTTTCCGTATTTCTACTTCGCTTTCTACGAAGTGGATGGGCAGCGGCACGCGCAGAGTCTTTCGTGGAGGCTCTACAAACTCCAGGACGAATACTCAAGCTCACGGAGCAATTTCCGACTTACACGCGAGCGTTCCATACCTGGGGTGTTGTTCAACGCAACTATGCTGGATGAGGTAGAGGCGAAGAAACTTACAGAATCGAAAGCCCAAGAGTACACGGCGCTACGTCCCAGCGATCCGGCAACCCCACTCGCTAATTTGTTTGCCCCGAAGCCGGTTCAAGCGATCGACATGAGGCTTTATGATCCGACGCTCATTCTTAACGACATGGAGAGAATCTCGGGCGTCCAAGAAGCGCTATCAGCAGCGATCAATTCTCCGGGAAACCCTAAGACCGCTACTGAAGCAAATATCCAGCAAAGCGGAACGCAAGCGCGTACTACGGCTAATCGTGACAATCTTGAGGGTATGTTAACTGACCTAGCGCAGTACACTGCACAGCAAGGGCTACAGTGTTTGACGGTGCGCGATGTGCAGCGCCTTGCAGGACCTAAGGCATTCTGGCCGGCGGATATGGATATCGACGATTTGTTTACCATGGTAGAGATCCAAATTGAAGCGGGGTCGACCGGCAAGCCGCGCCAGGCGACCGATATGCAAGCATGGGGTACGATTCTGCCGCTGATTCAAAAGTCGTTACAGACGATCCAGCAAGCGTTCGCAATGGGCAATCTACCAATGGCGAATGCCGAAATCGAACTGGTGAAAGAGACTATGCTGCGCTTGGGCGATGAAAGCGATGTGGAACGTTTCATTCCGCGCCAGCCGCCGCCAGGCAGCCCTGGAGCCGGCGGGCCGCCTCCAGCCGTCCAGCCGCAGGTTAGCGTCAGCATCAAAGGCGAAATCGATCCGCAGACTTCTGCAGAGCTGGTGGCGCCCACGTTGATGCGTGATGCTGCTAGTATGCCCAAGCAACAAGTTCCCGCACCCGGCGGCGCCTCGGCTCCAGGCGCCCCCAACGGTTCAGGGCCGCCACCGCAACCGAGCTCCGCTGGTTTGCCGCCTGGTGCGGGGCCTTAATTGAGGGGGTATTTATGCCTGATTTACAACCGGATGACTCTTTAGCTACACAAATATCCCCGCCAGCTTCAACGGAGCATCCTATTGTTTCTGCCATCCGTAGTGCGTTAGGTGCGCTGGTGCCCTCGGCGCAAGCCGCCGACCCCTCAAAAATGATCGGGGGACAGGCTTATGCTGCGCTAGACGCAAAAGGTAACATTACACTTGGCGGAGTAAAAGTATCAAAGGATACATTACAATCTTATGTTGACAGACAATCCGCTAAGTTAGCTAACAATCTTAAAATGCCGCAGATTTCTGGAATGAAACCTCTTATGGATGATATGCAAGAGCAGATAACTAACGCCAAAGAGATACTAGCGAAAGCTAAGTAGTTTAAAACAACACGATAGGAACCCCTATGGCCGAGAAAACAGTGATGGATGAAGTGAACGCTGCGTTAGGTGACGCCTTGAGCGAAGAGGAAGCACCAGCGTTGGAAGTTGAAGAGGAGACACTAGAAGGTGAACTACCGGAAGGCGAAGAGTCCGAAGCACTGGAAAGTGAAGAACCTGAGGGTGAAGAATCCGAAGAGGAAGAAGGGGAAAAGCCCGAAGGCGAAGTAGGCCCCAACGGCGAGCGCGAGCGGAATCCTGATGGCACCTGGAAAGCCAAGACAGAAGCCAAGGTCGACAAAGACGGCAAGCCGATTGCGGAGCCTAAGAAAGTCGATCCGGTTAACGATCCGATTCCGAAAGATTTAAAGAAGGATACGCAGGAGCGTATTCGCACATTGATCGATACCACGAAGACAGTAACGGCCGAACGCGATACGATTAAGCAGAATTTCGATTACATGGTCAACGGCATTCAGGCGACGGGCGCGACTCCGGCGCAATATGGTGAGACCTTGAGCTGGCTGGCGTTATTTAATAGCCAAGACCCAAAGCAACAGGAGAAAGCGCTTGAATTGGTCGAGACTGTGGCTGAACGCCTCGCTACATTGCTTGGCAAAGAACGTACGGTTGGCGACCCTCTGGGACAACATGCAGACCTCAAGGAAGCAGTCACTAAGGGGCAAATTACTGCGCAGTACGCTAAGGAAATTGCGCGCACTCGAAACGGGCAAACGTTCCGCACCGAAATTGCCACGACTGCAGGCCAAGAGCAACGGCAGCAACAGCAAGCCGCGGAGGAAGAACGCCAGGGACGTGCGGCGCTGACTGAGTTGGAAGCGACGCTTTCGGCGAGCGATCCTGATTATGCCGCGAAAAAGCGGATCCTGGTGCCGTCGTTGAAACCCATCATGGCAACGGTACCGTGGAGCCAGAAGAAAGATAAGTTCCTGGCGGCTTATCGGGCGTTGCAGCTTCCAAAAGGCGTAACCGTCAAAAAGCCTGTTGTGAACCAACCGCTACGCGCGGGCAAACAGCCGGCGGGCGGCCAAACCAAGCAACCTAGCAGTATGCTGGAGGCGATTAGCGGGGCCCTAGGGAGCATGGGCAAGTGAGAAATTACAGCAAAGTGTTGCTCGCGACCCCTATTCGCGGCAATCAAACCGTTACGCTCTACACGGCCGGGGTGATCCAAGCGACTGGGCTACATGGCGGATGGTTGCCGCTTGCCGGCCAATCGGATATCTACGTCGCGCGCAATGTTCTGGTCAATGAATTCTTAAATCGCGATTTCGACACGTTGATATGTGTGGATAGCGATATTGGGTTCACACGGGATGATTTGAAAAACTTGATCGATACCGAAGAGCCCTTCGTTTCAGGGTTGTACACGGATAAGTGTCAGCCGCCGATGCCGTTTTGTCGCGACAACAACGGCATGAACGTGCCTTTAGAGGATATTCCGAAGCAGGGGCTACTCAAAGCGCGTTTTGTCCCTGGCGGCTTCGTCAAGATCGAACGTATCGTGCTGCAGACGTTGATCGACAAAAAGATGGTAGCACCTTATGGCGGCGGCAAATTCCACCAGTTCTTTTTTGGTCGAATTGTGCTTGATAATCTGCTATCGGAGGATTATTCATTTTCCGATTTGGTATGGAGCGCTGGTATTCAGCCATGGATCAACTGCGGCATCCGCTTGAACCATGACGGGCGTACTTTGGACCCGCAAGCACCCCAAATTAAGACTGATACGATTACTACAGCGGCGACGCAAGCGGAAATGCCGCCCCCTGCGATCGCGTTGAACGGAGTGGCGCATGCAGCAGCTTAGTATCTGCATTCCGACCTATAATCGTGACCCTTTCCTGCAATGGACTTTAGAACGGACTGCTGCGGATTTCCCCGACGCGAAAATAATCGTATCAGATAACGCCAAGAGCACGCTGCCGATGAATGGCTTTCGCTATATCCGCCAACCGACGAATATCGGGGCGTTCCCTAACATGCGCGCGGCGCTGTTGGCCTCGCATACCCAATACGCGATGTATTTGGGGGATGATGACTACTTGCTGCCGGGCGAAGTGCAGAAAGGTATCGATTTTCTCGACGCCAATCCGACCGTGCTAGCCTATTATGCACCATGCCAGCTCTATGATGAAGTTGAGCAGAAATCTGCATGGGATGCCTTCTACCCGGCGGAAGACGAGACTTTTACGCGCGCGGACTTGCTATGGAATTTTGTGATGCACAAGCACGTCTGGCCAGAGCATGCCATCTACCGGCGCTCGCGGTTAGAGGAAATCATGCAGCCGCGCACCCAAGCCTATTGGTGTTTTGTGGATCTAGCAAACGCTGCGGTACGGGGTCCGGTGCATTTCGCGAAGACGCCCTATTATCGGAATATCACCGCGCACCCCGTAGGCGGCAGGGTGAAGCTGGGAGATCAGCAGTGCTTAACGGATTTCGACTCCTATCGTGCCGGATTGGAGCTGTTAGCGCATGATATTTTTAAGAACAATTTGAAGGATGCGGAGCTTAAAAAGAGCATCAACGACATGATCCGTCAGTTTCTTTGGAGCCGGTACGAGGTTGCATCCCGCATCCTGACCGGGCAGAATCGCACCGTTGAGGCGGAAGTCATGAAAAAGCGAATGGAGATTTCAAGCTACTAGGAGCACGCAATGGCCGATTTCACGCCAAAGAAAGTTTCGACCGAGAAGGGCAAAGCAAAAGGTAGCTTGGTCTCGGCCGCCAGCGAATCAAGCTCCGCGGAGCATCAAAGTCCGCCACGGCTATATTTGGAGCACCATCATCTAGCAAAACTCGGCATGACGAAGATGCCGCCGGTCGGTTCTAAGATCAAGATCAGCGGTTTGGCGCATGTAGGCGCCACCAGTGAGGATTCGGATCATAGCGGTGATGGCAAAGGACCGCGCCGAAGCATGACGCTGCATCTACACCAGATGGACGTTGGCGGCGGCAAGCAACCAGAAATGAGTGACGAGAGTCAAAAGGATGGCGCGAAAGCGGAGATCGATAAGGCACTGACCAAGCATGCCGGCAGCGAAGCGGCGAAGGGTAAGGCGAAAGGCCATACGCCGACACCGCGCGGCGGCGGAGACTAGCCATGCCGATCAGCATTGTTCAACGTATCCGCAACGACGGCCCGAATCCCGGCAATACGCAGCTGCCCAACGGATTGCAGACGATCGCGGGGCAGCCGTTCAAACCAGGTAACAGCGTACTCGTGTGGACGACGTGCGCGAACTTCGGCGGCGATCATTCTGCTACCTTGCTCTCGGACAGCGAAGGCAATGTTTATCAGCAGCTGACGCTGATTACCGGCAGCAGAGCAAGTTTGAACACCTCGCAAGTGCTCGCGATGTGGTTCTGTCCGGCGGTTAAAGGCGGCACGGTACCGGCGATGTTCATGCAACAATTCGTCGGCGGCGACGTCGACTACCAGGCGTTCTATGCCTTGGAGACTACGCCAGCGACCGTTGTGGGGGCCACCAACCGGGTGCAGGGCGCTGTGCCGATTGGCCCGAATGCGGTGACGTCGGCGACGGCTATCGCCGCGCTACCCAATGATTTGCTGATTGGCTTTACGTTCAACGTCTCGGAACTGTCGCCGATTGCGGCAGCGGCACCCGGCGATGGAATGGCGTTGCTTGAGAACATCTGGCCGTTCTTTGAACCGGTAGGCCCCAATGTCTGTGTGGCGGTACGTGTGATTACGGCGCCCGGCAGTTATCGCGCCTACTTCACGCCGCCTGCGGGGGTGCCTGATTATTGGCAGACGACAGGGGTTGTCTTGCGGCCCGGTGCGGTCGTGCCGATGACGATTCAGTTGAGCGCGGCGCAATTGGCGGCATTGGGGGCGCCAGGCGGTGTGTTGACGATCAGAGGTCCCAGTTAGCAAGTGCTATTGACTATGTGCTATTCTTAGCACATGGGAAACGTATACTTTGTAGCGGCTGATGGGGCGATAAAGATAGGATACTCTACGGATGTAAGCAAGCGTATGGCGCAGCTACAGACGGGGGCCGCTTGCAAGTTAAAACTGCTTGCTATATTTACGGATGCTATCCCCGCGCTAGAAAAGAGGCTACACGAAGAGTTTAAAACCCACCGACTAGAAGGTGAATGGTTTCGGGATCACCGTACCATACGAAGATTTGCGGTTGCCGTAGCGCAAGGGTCTCGCCCAGTCAGCGCCGCGAGTATTCACGCCTTGGCCGAAATTGCACGCCAAAGCAGAGACGAACCTAAAAAGCCGAAGATGCCGGATTCCCAGAATAAAAGGTATCAAAAAATTCTAGACCG